TTTCCTTTTCGAGTGTAGACACCCGCACATTTGTCGCATCGAGTTCCACAGACTTTGTGATTCCATATAAGGTCGTACCGTCTCCATAAAATGACTCAGCAACAATTTTTCCATCAGAGTTGATGTTTCCTTTCGCATGTATTCGATTGTTTACGTACACGGAGCGACCAACATTTACATCTTTTGAAATATCCAGTATATTGAAATAATCATTAAAATCTGCTATTTGATCGAGTGTGATGTTAGACAATAGACCTCCATCGGCTTTGAGTTGCCCAACAACGTGTAAGTTTTCTACGACTTCACCTATGTCTATATTTAAGTCGTACTGAACGTTCGACAAGAGACCGCCATCTCCCACAAACTGCACGGCTTCGACGGATCCTTTAAATTTGGTATTCTCACTTACGGTCAAAACACCCTGTTTTTTATCGTGAATGACACGAATACCATGTATGTCTAGCCCTACGTCTTCACTCTTTTTACATCCTTCTCCTACGCGTAACACGGGTGTGTACACATATTGTTCATTAATCACGGACACGTTCACCACTTCCAAGTTTTCAACTTGAAGTTCATTTAATTTTAATTTAGTGCCACCTATGTCTACTACCTCTTTCGTGATCGAATCATACGCAAGTAAGTTCGATGCCGTTGCATTTCGTATTGGACTTATGTATAATCCGCTGTGTTTGATATCACGAATGGCTTCATCTGATGCATTAAACACAATGGAGTTTCTTGGCTGACCGGAATCCGCGTGTTTTCCAAGTCGTACCATATCGGTAGGCTGATTCAAACCAGAATTCTTTACCATTTAATATAGCGACGCATTTTAATTTGCGTATACTAAACCAGCCATACCGTTTTCAACTCTCAATATGTTGTAATTGACCGCATATATAGGGTCTGTAATATTCATACTTTCACTAATAATCTTTGCCGAATCAAGGCGGCTAAAGTTGAGCGTACCTGTGGGCTGTAAAGAGCTCGTCAAAAGACAGAAACAATACAAGAAAATATCTGGAGATGTCACATAATTCGTGTGATAATATGCCATCACATCTATGAAATGTGGTTTCGCCCATCTGAACTTGCCTATATCGAGTCCATTTATATTTAATTTAATGCGGTTGGATTTGGATGTCAAAGCACCGCTCGATGTCGTATCGGAACATGCGAGATATTTCACTGGGTGATTAAATGTGAGGTCTTGGATGAGTTCACCCGATGGGATATTCTTTTGAACTTGTGTGATCAACATTTCGTGGTTTCTAGACGCGATGTTTCCTCTTTCTTCGTTGTCCAAATAATAATAGTTGGCGTAAACATCGTAGTTATAGTTCGAATTCACACCGTCCCCCCAATAAATGCGCAATTCCACATTGTGATAATGCAAAGCAACTATCGGTAGAGCACACTGCGGGCCTTCACAAAAGAAGAACCGAAGTGGATAAAAGTAAGAACGGGAGCTCGTACCACCTGGGTGTGGACCATTTGAACTCTTCGTGACGTTTTGAGCGAATGTATCTATGGCTATGTTCTCTGTAAACGCGGAATCTTGAGAATCTATGAGGTGTCCACCGATATAAAGCTCAACTTTATTTATAATTTGTGACCAATCAGCTTCATCTTTGGCCTCGTTGTTATCATCCATACATATAAATACGTATCCAAGCATATCGCCGGTCTTCTCAAATTTCACTGATGACATGGAGTTACTTTTCACATTCCCCTGTAACAGTTGTTTTTCAACGGACTGTGAAAAATTTGAATGCCGTTTAAACGTCGACGAGAAAAATGAAATCTCTGGCTCACCCATGATGTGTTCATCTTGGGCTCCGATGGCTATCAATTGCACGACACCCGCCGACATTTATAATAATAAAAGGTAAAAAATGTACGTACCTAACGCCCCGACTCCACGAAGGGCATATTCCTATTTTTGCAGACAAATCTAAAAACTAAAAAGTTGTCGGCGCCATCCGTGATGGTGGTGCCATTTTCATCTCTGAGCGTAAACGTCAATCTATCGAGTTTTCTGATTGGCGTGACATACTGAGATAACACGTCGTATTCGTTTTTGAATACGATTGGATTGGAACCACCCTGAATCAATGTACCGAAGCCATTGTTCAAAGTCGTCATGTCCGCTTGACCTTCAAAAATATTAGAAGTTCTTTGTGCGAAATTAGTGTTTAATTCATTGATCGATATGTGACACACATTAGAACCAACTGCATCAATTCTAGCGGCAGAGAGCCGAGCTTGAACGATATTTTCCAATGGTTGTGTGAGATGCACAGTGAAAGTATTTTTACTATCTTGGCCGATGGTATCCACCGTTATGGAATGATACTCGTACTCAAAATCTGGTAATTGTGTGCGCGTCGCAGTCACAAGACTCATTTACAATAACTTAGATTAAAGATCCACCAATTCCGCCGACAATCTTCGCGTCAGCGCTTCTGCGAACGAACGCTTGGTCACCACAGATACCACCTGGAGACAAGGACTTGGTGTAGTACGCGGAGTCCTTGGATCCTGGAACACACTCGATCTTGTGCTCCAAGTCAAAAATGGATTCGGCAGCGCCTTCGGGGGCTGGTTCGATGTTGATTGGTCTGGGCTGGTACTCACTGCGAACACCCGCGAAGGTCACGAGGACCGACAAGAGGCAGAACACAATGACGATGGCCGTGAGGGTGTTTCGGTTTGTGGCGTTAAGCTTCATTTATTATGTATCCAACATTTTTATATAAAGTGCGTTAAAGAATTTGGATTACTTTCAAAGTACAGAGTAATGGACGGTGAAATCGTACTCGACCGGAGTCATGGTCATGTCATGAAACTAGATGATGATGAACAGGCGCTGATGGATGAGATTGAGATTGAAGCCCCGCGTCCACGTTCTGCCAAACTTGTACCCAAACCAAGTGTGTATCGCCCACCACAGCGTGCGGCACCAGAAGTTCAAGAAGACATCGATGCCTTCGCGAATCCAACGAAACAGAGTGCTCCTCCACCACCACAAGACGAACCAGTCGATTACGGTGAATACGAAGAGGAATACGAGCAGCAGCCATACATGCAGGGTGATTACGCCATGCAAGAAGAAGAACGTCCGTCTCCTGGATACAAGAGCATAGACGAGGAGAAGGCGGATCTCGTAAACAAACTCAGTCGCCTCGAAAAGAAGGGGTTCACCGTGAATAAGCGTCTCAATGTGTACTCGAACATTGATGATCTTAGAACCGAAGTGAAGAGAATTACATATAGTATCGATGTAGACAAGTCTGTCAAGTTCTCCAGGCGCATGTTGATCGCGTGTGTCACGGGTCTCGAGTTTTTGAATAAGAAGTACAATCCATTCGAGATTCAACTCGAAGGCTGGTCTGAAAACGTGATGGAAAACGTAGACGACTACGATGAGGTGTTTGAAGAACTTTACGTCAAGTACAGAACGAAGATGCACGTCGCTCCAGAAATCAAGCTCGTGATGATGCTCGGTGGTTCGGCGATGATGTTCCACTTGACGAACAGTATGTTCAAGTCTGTCATGCCTAACATGAATGACATTCTCAAGCAAAATCCAGGACTCGTGCAAAACATGGTGGATGCCGTGAAGAACACGACACCGAGAGGTGCGATGGAAGCGCCATCCAGTGAACCATCGGGTGAACGCTACGAAATGAAGGGTCCTGGTATCGATATATCCAGCTTGATGGGTAACATCATGATGCCCCCGACACCACCCATGTCTACGTCGGCTCCACAGCCGATCCCGCAAGTGGACGACGATGACGACGATGCAATTTCCGACATCGTAGAAGCCCCAGAAGAAGTTGAAGAGGAAGAGGACGTCAAGGAGGTCAAGGTCTCAGGAACCACTAAGGGAAAGCGTGGTCGTAAGAAGAAGTCAGTAGAAATAAATTTGTAAGCGTACAGTATAAATGATAGGGTACTGTCCCATCGAGGAAGAGGCGCCAGTGCGCCAAGTCCCTCAGATGCGTGCTCCATCTCAGAGAGCTCCGGCTAAGAGCTCTCCAATGGAAGACACGGAGACGAACTATGTGGTCTTATTCTTTATCGCGGGCGTTCTCGCACTCGCCGCTATGGATTCTATTAAAAAGTAAACAACAACCTTTTACCATTCACACAGCACGTGAATGGTAAAAAGAGAAATTTAAGCGTTTTCAAGTTCTTCGACCATTTCCCGGAGTTCATTGATCGCGGCGACCGTGTATGATATCAGCCCCACGTAGTCTAGTTTTGCGTGTTCTTCACCCCAATCTTCGTAGTTAGGTTCGTTCTTCGTTTCGTTCGGGTGTGCATCCTTCCCGAGCTGTACCAAGTGTCTCAGTTCTGGAGCATCGTAGTAGATGTCTTGTGCGATGAAACCGGACTCCGTGAGTCCATTCTTTTCGTACACATACGGTTTCAGTTTGGAAATCGTGTCTAGGGAATTCACGATGATCTCGGAGTTTGATTTAGCTCTCGCATCAGATGTTTGGGATACTGTTATGTTTGTCAAGTTACTTCCATCGCCGTAGTAAAATTCGGCAAATATGTTTCCGTTTATTACCAAATTGCCACCATTTGCACCGCGATCCGTGTAATGACTTGTTCCGAATGATATATCGTGTTGTGGATTCGTATTGTGAAATCCAATTCTCCCGGTTGTATCAGATGTATAACTTTCTGTTATGTAATTAACCGATACACACGCGGTTACTGGATTAACCCATGTGGGAAGTCCGGTTGTTTGATCTACGGCTAATAATTGACCCGCAGTACCTACAGGTAAGCGTTCGAGTGTATCTGTGGCTGAAGCGTATATTATATCACCAGTTTGAAATCCAGAAATACCACTCGTAGAGCTCAATATGATGTTACTTTCTAAACTCGTCAATGTAGATAAAATACCTGTTATAGCGGGTAATGAATTGACATCCGTCCACTGGGGTACACCGGTACCACTCACAGTGAGTACATTATCTTGTGTCGCACTTATACCAAGATTAGACAAATTTCCACTCGTAGATGCGTACACTAAATCACCTTTACTGAAATCGGATGTGATACCAGACGTGTTTGTTATGATCTTTTTTTGATTGAGTGTATTTATCCTAGATGAATTATCATCTAAATCAGTTTGTGATACGATCGATGTCAGGTTAGAACCATCGCCATAAAAAACACTCGCTGTAACGTTTCCAGATACCGAAACGTTTCCACTCGTTTCAAACGAGGTTGTAGGATTTGAAAATGTAACACTATCTGTTGTGGTACTCCCTCTCGTGGTGACCTGTTGGAGTGTGGGTGTCACGGTTCCCTGACCGGATAAATTAGACAATTGTGAGCCGTCACCTATGAGGTATCCACCCACAGTCAAATCCCCACCTATTTCTATATCGTGAGTCGTCGTTCTGCCGTTATCTGTGACACTCTGAAGAGTTACTGACGAAAGATCTATACTAGGACCAGCTGGACTTTTCGCTGTATCTCTTCCCGTCGAACAACACGGCATTCTAAAATTACTTTTTATTATTTTTGAGTCTTTCTATGCGCTCTCTTAGTTCTTGAATTGATTTCACCACATAGGATATGAAATGTAGATACCTTAAACACGCGTGACGTTTACCCCAATCTGAATAATCTGGTTCGGGTGCGTCATCATTTGGGTTGGCATCTCTACCCAGCCACACGATGTGTCTTAATTCTTTTACATCGTAGTACATTTCCTGTGCGATGAATCCAGATTCGCGTTTGTCATCTTTATCATATAACTTTGGTACAAGTCTACTCAATTTATCTAGCGCATACGAAATATTTTTAAATTTTGATTTAAGTCTAAAATCACTATACACATCTAGATACCCATATTTTCCATATACACGTGTAAGTCCAGAAAGACCAAATGTGGTAGAACCGGGTACAGTTGAGGTTTGAGGAAATACTAATTTACTCCCATCACCATGTAAAAATTCGGACCTAATATCTCCTAAAACGTACAAGTGAAACTTTACTCCAGATGGATGCTTATCTGAACCAGTCCCATCGTACGAAATTCCGCTATCTTGATAAAATCCACTTTTTGAAAATCTTGCTGTAAAGTAATTTGTGTTCTGATTTACCTGTATTCTATCAGTCCATGTTCTTATTCTTTGACCTTCTGTATCAACTCTTAAACTTATACCACCTCCATCAGTGAAAATGGGTGGAATTCTTAATTTAAATGGGTCAGATATGTAATCATCTTCTAGATCATTAGTTGGATGTAACCACATTACATTTTCACCCCTTTCGTCTACGCGCAAAATGCGACCCCACCCGGTACCATAGGCTCCAGTAGTGAGATGTGTATTATCCGCAGTCGTTTCTCTCGCGAGATTTCTCAAATCACCGGTTTCGTGTCCGTATAGTATATCACCCGTATTCATAGATGTTAAGTTATTTGTGTTAGAAAACATGGGATTGTTTATTACTGATAAAGCTCTTCCGGGTACATCGGTAACATCTTCTATATCCGCCCACTCGGGATGTTCAGTCGTTGTATTAGCGAATAACACTTGATTTGTTGTACCTATGCTTAGTTTGTCTAACACGCCATCACTCGTAGACGCGAGTAAATCACCCTTTGTAACGTCCGTGAGTCCACTCGTATTTGTGATGATGATATTAGACTCCGTCGCCGTTATTTTAGAATCAAGTGCAGAGAGTTCATACACATTCGCCACCCCGTCTAAAAACTCACCGTTTCCAATGAGTTCTGAACACGTGACGTTTCCGTTCACGATCACGTTTCCATCGGTGTACACGTCTGAAAATGACACTTTATCACTCGTAGAAGCGCCGTATCCTGTGACCGCTTGTAAGTCGGGTACACCGGGATTACTCGGGACGTTTGTCACAAAACTTCCATCGCCTATAAATAACCCATCTGTCGTGACACTTCCATAAACTTCCACGTCATGAGTAGTCGTGTTACCATGTGATGTCACCGTTTCCAAATCTATGATTATTTCATATGGGTCGTAATATTTCTTATACGCCCGCCCATAATCTACACACGGCATCTTGTAATTAGGCTACAATTTTATCAAACACTGCCCTCGCGCGAAATCGTCTGGTTCTTCTTCTTTCATCTTTGGCATTTTGAAGCCACCCTGTTTATACACCCGTAGACGTTTGTTATACATGGCGTGACACACGGACCACTGGTCGAAGATGTCGTAAATGTTTGGGTTGTTCTTCTTTCCTTTCGTCTCACGCATGATTCTGCCTATGGACTGGACGATATCCGATTTAGGGGTCGCGAGAATCACCGTGTCGAGCGTCGGTATATCCAGTCCCTCGTGTGCCTGACTAAACGTCGCGAAAATGATCTTTTTCTTACTAGATTCCGTGAGTTCTGATTCTTTCATACCACCCATGTAGAGTCCGGACGTTTTTGGAAAACACTGTTGAAGCATCATGCAGTGTTGACGACGGTCACTCAACACGAGTAATTGTCTAGTACCCTTCGTGATGCGTTTAATCAGGTCGACTAACATCTTGTTTCGGTCGCGGTTCTCTGAGAGTTCTGTGATCATCGTGGAGAGTGAGAGCTTCCCGAATCGCGTACATGGCGGAGGGTCTCTGAAACGGGGACACTCAAACTCAATTGGAAACACCTCCACGTCTTGTTGATTCTCCCGTTCCACCGCAAAAAATGTGGGACCCATGAACCAGTGAAGCACCTTCGTGAGTCCATCTTTCCTGTTTGGTGTCGCCGACAAACCGAATATGTGATTGGGACACATCTTAAACAGGGATTGACTAAACACCTTCGCGCATATGTGATGCGCTTCGTCTACTATGACCGTGCCTATGCTGTCGAAATCACCAAACGAGTATTCCTTAAGGGATAGAGACTGTAACATGGCGATGACGAAATCACACTCAACCTCTTTCTTGTTTTGTTGTACACGACCGATGGTCGCACCCGGACAAAACTGTTTGATGCGTTCTTCCCACTGATTCGCGAGGAATTCCTTGTGCACGATGATCATGGTTCGGTACCCGAGTTTACACGCGATGGCTAATGAAACGGTGGTCTTCCCGAACCCGCACGGTAGGCTGAGGACCCCGTGACCTGCGTCAATAGCCGCAGCAAGTGCGGCGTTCTGATGGGTGGCGTCCCGGAGAGTTCCATGGAATCGGGTAGAAATTCGTGTAGGCACAGGTCGCTTATCCTCCACTGGTTCTCCCAGTTTACTAGTTCCGTAGTATCTTGGAACGCAGATTCCGTTCTTAGTTGGTCTAAATACCTTGAAAGGGGGAGGAGGAAAGCCAAAATCATCGTTGACGATGGCCCTTACCGTGAGCTCCTTTTTTATTTCTGGAGGTGGATTGTTTACGATGTATCCACTCCGCGTGAGCATTCTAATGTATTAAAGGGTAAAAACTTTAATAGACTAGAAACATGCCCGTTCTTAACGTGGAAGAGAATATTGAAAAGATTTCGAATGATCTCGAAAAGTTGCATCAAGAAATTTATAGACTACAAGGAAGTCTTCGTGTCTTCTTGGGATTTAAGGAGGCTGGTCTAGAGGAGATTGATGTCCCGGAGAAGGAGTCTGAATCGTCTTAATGACCCATGCGTAACCACTATGGTTTGCGACGTTCCAAGCACCACTAAAATTTACTGACATTTTCACTTTGTCACCTTTAGCTAGAGATTGTACGGGTGTGTCACCTTCGACGGTACACATCACACGTCTGTATCTGAAAGGTACTTTTATAGTCAAGACGTTCCCTTCGAGTGGATCGTCCACTCGATTTTTATTTATGATGAATCTAGACTTAGACTCTTGAAGACCGTGTATGTAATCACGAGTTCTGTTATCGACCTCCACGCGTATGTACATTTTAGAGTTGAAATCATACATGGGTGTGTATACCGTGCCCTCTATTGGAATCATGATTTTCTGGTATATATCGTTATTAAAATTAAAGCTATAAGTATGAATAGAATGTGCGTGACTAACACGGGTTGTAAAGGGTAACGGGTCCCGAATCGTTCGTGGCAGAATGAACGTCCGACCTCCACAGCCGCTTCGATACTCGAGTACGGCGTGTATCTCGGAGACATCATTCCACATAGCGCCACGTGTTTGTTTTCGCCAAAGAAGGGTACTTGTCCGCGAAGACTCAAAACACCCGAAGACTGATCGAAGTGCCACCGACCATCCTTCCACTCGGCACCCCACCCTATGCGTACATTCCTCGGTTCGGGAACACCGAGTTGTTGAATCACACTGGGTGTGAGTACATCTGGGTGCGTTGTTAAGACGTCTTCCGTGAGTTCACACACGACACACGAGATGGTCTTACCATCGGCGAGAACCACGGGTTGTAAACGAAGTGGTGTTTCCATACCGAACTCCAAATCTGAGCGTATCCGTATGGGCTCGTCGTAGTCGAGTAAGACGTTAATACACCCGTAAGTGCTCGGACCTATCTTCTTTGTTATGTCTTCGCCCCAATTCTCACCTACCAATTGGAGTGCTTTACTGTTGTCTACACACAAGACGAGTAACCCGTCGTTTATGGTGACCCCGTCCCTGAATTTAGCCTCGTATCCGTCCTCGAGGTACTCGACAGACTCGAGGTGTGTGTTAAACATGAATGTCGCGCCGTTATCCAAGAGCGCCTGTTGCATCGCGTCGCTCATCACTTTTCCGGATACACTCTGTGTGTACTGTTTAGACATGCCCACGTGGTCGAAACTTTTTACGAACTCGTACGCGGACATGGTCTCCCAGTCAACTCCGTCCATGATAAACGTGAGCGTTTGAATCAGACGTTCACCACTCGAAGTCATGTTTCCCAAAGCATCTTTGAGTGAGATGGACTTGTACTTAGTAGGCCTCGCCAACACACGTCCCGCGAGAGAGGCGAGAACCCCGTAATCCTTGATACCTAAATTTCTGAATACGGTTTTGTAAACATCCGTCTTCGCGGGTTGAAACACGTCGTCCCATTCGATTCCCATCTCTCTGAAAAGACTATCGGTGTTTACGAATGCGTTATCAAACACGATTCTGTGTGCGTGTAAATCACGGGTCTCTGTTTCTGGTTCCCACCAAGAACCACCCGCCGATGGTTTGCGATCATATATGATGACCTCGTGGTCGGTGGACCTGAGAAGTTCCCACGCGACAGACATGCCTGTGGGTCCGGCACCCACGATGTGGACTCGCATTTATAATAGTATGCCAAAAAAATATACACATATTATAATGCAAGCTGGAAAGGAACTCAAAAAATTACAAAAGGCGAGGGACGCACAAAAAAAGAAAGTAGAAAAAAGTTATAAAAAATATGATAAAAAACACGTGGCAGGTAGTAGACGTACACCCGTTTATGAAAAAAAGTATGAAACTAATTACAATAAATTGAAAGAAATAAATAAAAAACTTAATAATAATGCGTCTAAAACGTTAATGAAAGAAAAAGGTTTGTTGGGAAAAGATAAAGCACTATCACTTCTTAATGAAATAGAAAGAAAAGGAAAAAATATACCTAACATACCACAAAATATAAAAAATATCATAACCAATCAACTAAAAAGTAGACCAAAGATAAATGTGACTCGAGAATTGGTGTCAAATTTTAAAAACTATCCATTCCATATTCAAAAGAAGATCGTAGATTTGTTGTATAACACGAACGTTCCAGTCAAAAATATCATGAATTATGAAACACTCGAATACATAATGAACAGAATCGATTCAAACACGAACCGTATGATGTATAAACCAATTAAGCATTCAATAAAAATGAAACAATTTATGAATGAATACAAAAAATATTACAATTCTGGTAAAACTTATAAACAATTCGTAAATATAACTTATAAACTAAATAGTGCATTCAATTAGGCCGGAAGATACAACACGTTCCGTGTGAGTTGGTAAAACACGAGGAGGGACACGGTCAAGAGTGTTTGAAAGTCTAGGTATTCCATGGACATGATGAGTAGAAACACGTTGAGAATCACGTGCATGGGTATTGGTTTCTCCGGTCCATACTTCGTGTAGAATCCGTACGTCGCCCCACCCGATAACAGAAGTGCGTTGATGGCAGTGGCGTACGATGGACGATACAAGAACCACGCGGTATACAGAAGTGAAACGTAAGATATGAATATAGAACGTCTACCAAGTTCCTTCATGCTGTCAACGATCAATAGAGGTTTCCTTTCCAACAGTTTAGATTCCCAATGTGGACCAAGTATTAAGTAGGAAACATATAGGATCACGAAAATATACCACATTTTTATTAGTATCTCAGAAAAAAAATAAAAAAAATATTTTTTTGAAAACTTTTTTTAGAAAAAAGAAATGTAAAAAATAATTTTTTTTCTAAAAATTTATGAGAAATATTATGTATAAAAAATACTTTAGGTATGATTTAGATATACCTCCTATATATACTCCGTCTTTTGGTTTGATTTATATATACCTATACTATTTTCATAAGAAATTTCTATCACAAAAAACAAAATAAAAAAAATATTTTTTTGAAAACTTTTTTTAGAAAAAAGAAATGTAAAAAATAATTTTTTTTTCTAAAACTTTTCTGAGATCCCAAAAAATTCTATTAAAGAAAAAGCTCGAACCATGTCTAGAGATGAACCCATTAACACGAGCATACAATTACCACGTGATGCGCGCGGCGAGTAAGACTGTCGTGCCCGGTTACAAAGGTAAAGAACCCGTCGGGTGTGAAGCAGACATGCGTCGACGAACCGTCTCACAAAGTAAGGTACACTTGGTACACAAGACTGTTTGGGACCCCGAACGAATGACATACATCACGAAACATTACCTACCCGACGGTACTCCGTATAACGACATGACGTTAAAGAATAAAATATCTTCATAAAGTAAGGATGCGGACATGTGCACCAATAAAATTAATACCAACGCGCGTTAAACAGAAACGTAATACGTGGAAGTTTGCCGCGGAATTCTTGTGGCGTAAGAATTTTGTAAAAAATCAGTCCGAACTGGGTGCGTGGACTCGAGATCAGTTAATAGAGCTCGGTCCGACCTTTGTAAAATTAGGCCAGATTGTATCAACGCGCGCAGATCTTTACCCTGTAGAGTTTACGCGGGAGCTCGAATCTTTACAGGATAATGTCCCTCCGATAGAGATGGAACGTGTAAAAGATGTTGTAAACACTAACGATGTATTTTCGGAGTTCGACTACGAACCTTTTAAATCCGCGAGCATAGGACAAGTACACATGGCTAAACTGTTAGACGGTCGCGAAGTCGTGGTAAAGATAAAACGACCGGATATTTATGACATCATGAAGAGGGACACGGATAACATAGTGGACGTCGTAAACTTTTTAGAACGGGTGGGCATAGACACGGGTGCGACGTCTGGTAAGGTACTCGAGGAGTCCATAGAGTATCTATTGTCTGAATCGGATTACGGGAAGGAGATGGAAAACGCACACAAAATGCGTAAGGCATTCAAAGGTGTGAAATGGGTAAAGATCCCAAAAGTGTACGATGAGTTCTGTACGGAAGACATGATAGTCATGGAGTACGTGAAATCCGATAAGTTTACGGAGATTCGTGACGAAAAAGTGAACCCCAAAAAGATATGCGAAGCCCTGATAACATCTTACGTGATTCAAACTATGGAGAAAGGCCTGTTTCACGCGGACCCGCATCCGGGAAATTTGGGTTTCTCGGAAAATGGGAAACTCGTGTTTTACGATTTCGGGCTCGTGATAGACATATCCGACGAACTTAAGCTAGGTTTCCAAGACCTGTTTAAGTGTATCATAAACAGGGACACGAAAGGTATGGTCGACACGCTGATACGACTCAACGTGATCGTCCCCACGACATCCGATACGAGTGATATCGAAATATTTTTCAAAACGACTTTGAACTATTTAGAAACATTGGACGTAAGTGCTTTTAAAAATGATGTATTGGACGACGAAATACTCCTATCTCTCGCCAAAAAGAAGCCATTCACAATTCCTACGTCATTCGTGTATCTCGCCAAGGCCTTTTCTACTGTGGAAGGTACGTGTATAAAACTAGACGAAAATTTCAATTACTACGAATACTTGGAACCCATGATACGCGAACAATTCATAGACAGTTTTGATGTGCAAGACATGTTTTCGACATCTTTGGAGATGCCTTCGAGGATACGAAACATAAGTACGGCTGTTCTGGGTTTGGAAGAATCCAGAGCATCCATGAAACGTTCGTTAGAGAGGACTAGGAAAGAGATGCGGTACGCGCAATACAGTGTTTTGTCTGCGGTGTTTGCTGGGAACATGGTGGATCACCTACCGGCGTTTATATTATTATCTACGTTGAGTGCGTGGTTCGCGTTTACTTCTCATAAAAGTCGATAGAAACCTCTTCCTTTGGTTTCTTTTCTTCGACGAAGAAAGCTTTGTGGCTTTCCAAAATCTCACGGGAACGAATCTTTTCACCCTCCGCGATTTCGGAAAGCTTTTCTCTGATGCTCGTGAAATCATCCACGCGTTGCTTCTTCATTTTCTTACCGTACTTCTTGAACTTCTTGCGAATGGAGGCTATGTTAGCTGGAGTGGAGGTCGCGATGACAAACATTTATTATCTCTTGACATTTTTTCTCGGTGTAAAAACCGACTTTAAGAATTTACTAGACGCTATCATTTTTTGTGTCTTCACGGCCTTTTCAAACTTTTTTATATGATCCAAAGTCACGTTTTCGTTTCTCACCTTGTCGCGCACAAACTTCTTCTCTTCGCGTGTCATGTACGGAGACGCATTGATGTATTTGATTCTGTTTGTGATTCTCGCACTAATGATCGAGTTGACGATGCGACCTACTCTGGGGTCTTCGCGTTTTCGTTTACTTTTCAAAGATACGAGTGCATTCGCGACATTATTCATCTTACTATTATTTTACAAATTAATTTGCGCTATACGGTCTAACATATCACTTAAATAGAGACCTGAAAATGAAACGTTATTATTTCTGTATGAGAAATTACCACTATTACTCTTCTTTATGGTCTTCATGATTTTAACGCGCTTTTCGAGAGCTTTGAGTGCCTCGTCACTCTTTTGAATTTTTTCAAATTGTGAAGGTTTTATGCCTATGACATCTAGAATTCTTTCTACAGATGGAGAGTCTCGTTTATAAAGTTTGAGAAACTGGTACAGCTGCGCCAAATAATTGACGAGTTCTGTCTTGTACACACTTAACACGCGGGTGTTGTTCATGTAATTCTCTATCATATCGTGTCCCTTGTACATACGACGCGCATCAGAAATTCGCACATTTTTGCGTAGATTATCATAGTTCAATAGGAGATCGACGACTTCCTTTCTCTTTGGTTTATTAAACACGATTCCTTGATTTATGTAATTGTCGTAAAGTTTCGCGCGTGTGGGCGCCTTTGATTTGTCACTCGGGAGCGTGGCACCTCTTTTGAGTCTGTTTACTATCTTGTTATATTCCCTCATACGTGAGAGTATTTCCCTGTTTATCATGTTCTCGTTTTTGAGACCCATGTTTGAGAGTATATCTTTGATTGCTTTGTTACTCATCTTACTATTCCATTACAAATTAATATTAAGTCGCTTGAGTTTTTCCTCAAACTCTCTACGTTCACCCGGTGATTCAATCTTTTCACCCGTGGCGATGGCTCTGATTTCGGGGCCTGTTAAGTGCATCGCATCCGCGCGGAAATCCTTGAACGCCTCCATCGTGACGGGGACGAGTGGTTGGACGAGTTCATAAATTGCGTTCGCGTATTCCCTAATCTCCATTTGTGCGTGTTCGTCCATGCGTAGGTGAAGGTAGTGCATGAGATTATGGAGATTGATCTTCCAATAGAATTCCGTGTACGTCGATTGTGGGAGGTTGCCACGTGCCTGTTCCCGGCACGTACCCCTGTCGAGAAGGTCCTGGTACAACTCAAACGATTCGTTGAGCTTTTCAGAAACTTTAGAGGATAATTCGTCACCGACATCCACGACACCTTCTGAGCCCTGATTGTTTACTTTGGATTGCCCGCGTAGAATGTCGGGTTCGTAGTACTGTTTCGGCACGACGGAGTATCTGGCGGAGAGTTCGTTGATGCTGGCCATGCGGTGGCGCATATGCTGTCGAGCGATATAGATGGGCATTTTGATGTGAAACTTGAATTCCACCATTTCGAAGGGGGTGGTGTGCCAGTGTCTAAGGAGATATCGAATAAGTCCCCGATCTCCTCTTGAGGTTTTAGTCCCATCTCCATACGAGACTCGGGCGGATTGTACGATGGCCGCATCCAAATCTTGTTGAGGCATGTGGTCCACGAGGCGAACAAATCCGTGATCCAAGACATCTTTCTGCATGATTATTTATACAACGGGTTAAATCTTTAATTCGTTAACCTAAGTCATAGATGATACGAGTGTATTTAGTAACAGAATGGAGAGCATCTCTGACCTTTTGAGCGCACGCATAGAACTTTATGGAACCAAGAAGAGTGTATGGGATGGTTCGCCACTCGAAGGTATTCGTAAAATGAGTGCTGATGCGATCGGATTTGAGGGCGAGGCGCTCCTATTCAACCTCTGCAAAAAGTATGGCGTAGACGTTGAATGGGATGGTAATACGAATATCTCTAAAAAAGGTGATAATAGGGATTATGATATGTTAGTACGTGGTAGAACAGTCGAGGTGAAGACGGCCAGAATGGGCGAAAGCGGTGCGTTCCAGCATGAGTGTTTACGTAATCAAAATTCCCCAGAATTCTGGATATTTATTGATATTTCACCACATGACACATACTTTACTATTATTGACTGCTATGATTTGACAACCAAACATCCCATATTAGAGCGCACGGCACATTCCAGAAAGAAAACCAACGATGTATTCAAACTTGACACGAGTGTATGCGTGCTTGACAGAGGTATTAATTCTGAGATAACGTTACGGATCGCACACGGTGATCCTGACGACGCATTTGGGCCGTGTCTCAAATCTCGGATCCAACCGTTATCCGTCATCGAAGAAATTGATGAATTATCGACGCTCTTAGATTCAAAGCTGAGTTTGTCGATTTGAAACTCTCTTTAGACCATTCAATCTTTTTAGCTTTTGTAACAAAAGACTCGACGTCTCGTTTGAAAAATACGCCGTACCCCTTCTTACCCGGTAATTCATCGAATGTATCATATACTTTCATATTGTTTTCACCAAAACATGTAGATGGTAAATACACGTGACATTTTCCTATCATTTTTACATTTCTTCTAGACGCTACGGTACCTCCATCTGATATGGAGTATACACACACATCTTCACTGTCTATCTTTTTTATTTCGAATTCCTCGTTTTTTGTGTGTTTGGACCATATTTGAAAAACTCCATTTATTTTAGTCTCATTTCCATCGGGCATATGAAACATCCCACTCAATTTTTCGCTGTGAATGAGGTTGTACCCCTTTACTCGTTTTCTAGGCGATCCTCTACCATCACTTTCAAATAGCTGTGGTAATATGAAAGCCACGTAATCTGCGAACGCGTGTGAGTGATTTATGAAATTTAGTGCCATGTGTCCTCTTAACCCAAACGGTGGGTTTCCTATGACCACGTACTTCAAAGATGTATCTGGTGGAGTCCAATCTAGGAAGTCGGATTTGGTTACACCCTCACATCTTGGTTCTATGTCTAGACCTATCTTTTTGTGTGAAAGTGCATTGAAAAAACTTCCATCTCCCGCAGATGGCTCTATGAACGTGTATTCATCTGGTTTTACACCCGTGACATGAAAGAATGTATCGATACATTTAATTGCCATGCTCGGTGGGGTAAAAAATTGATCCTTTGATTTGTGTGTATACTCACCGTAATCTATATTCTTCCCAAGTATTTTGAGTAAATCAAAATCATAATTATGCGGAACATCTTTTAACAAGATCCATCTATTTACTGTACCTGACACTATATTTAGTTTCTTGGCTATCTCAGAGACACTATGTGATTCCAGACATTCCTCTAGTAGCTCAAATGACATCTGCGTTTTAAACACGTTGTATCCTTAAACTTTTTAATTCCACGACATCCTTTCTCTCAGGCGCCTTAGCAAATAGGGGGTGAGTTCTATCATGTTTCCAAACGGAACGTATCTGTAATCGATACCTATGTTTTTACCCATTCCTAAAAGTTGCGCGGTCACGTATTGATCCTTGTCAAACCTCGTCGCGTAACGAAGAGACCTTTCATTGTGTGTCGCGATGATGGCGTGTACGTGTGGACACACGAGTGAGTACGCCATCGCTTTTGCGTACTCGTTGTCTACGTCTGCCTTATTTGAAAACAGACCTTCTTGTGTTCTCAAGTAGGCGCCACGCACGAGCTTTGCGCCTAGCATGACCCCATCTTTTTGTGTGTCGTCCATGTCACACAGAAGTTCTTGCATCGCCCGCGTTCTATACATTTGGTAGGTCTTGTATACATGAACAACATTTCGTGTGTTGTGTTCCGCCATCATATCGTAACATATGTCTGGGTACAACACGTCTTCGGCGTCTATGCAAATCTTTACACCGTGTTTCTTCGCCGTTTTTATGATGGAGTGTGCGCAGTCCTTTGCCGTAGATTTAGACTCCCTCGAACCAAAACTTGTGAGTTTTATGGCGCACATAGATTCGGGTGGGAGTGTTTTGATGACACTCTCTGTGGTACGCATGACTTCGAACGCGTCTCTTAATTTACAGTTTTCTCTCGCGTAATCGACGATGACCTTCTCACCTCTTTTGTGTAGGATTTCTAAAACACGTGGGAGTTCTCTGAATGTTGCCGCATATCTGAGCATTACTTTACTTTAGATATTTTTCGTCTAAATCATTTTTCAATCCTTCTATGTCTTTGTAGTATCTTCTCAAGTCTTTCATGAACCGTTTGTTTTTCTCGAGACATTCACATTCGGGTTTGTTAAGGTAAATCCACGCGAGATTAGACTTTGAGTATTTAGATTCCTTTTGATTTTGATTGGGTCTTCTCGGAATGACTTTCTTTTTCACAGTCTTCTTGAGAGGCTCCGTACGCTTCGTGAAACTGATGGCTTGCATCACCGTGTCTGCGAGATCGTCTTTCTTTTTGGACTCTTTGAATATTGGGAGCCAATGAGCGTTAATGGAATTGGCATTTAAAAATGCTTCGCATCTTTCAATAGATACTTTCTTTCGTTTGAGATACTGTGCTTTACCTGGACCACATACATCTGGAATCTTAAACTTAGCATCGTAAATGATAGTTTCAGACTTAGGAGATTTTATGACAAAGTATGCATGTAAAAAGTTTTCTACCATTTTCATTTTCTTGTTTCGGTCAGGTTGTTTCTCTATCAGGACGACATCTGATTCTAAGACCCACGGTCGTTCATCGAGGTGATTTCGCATCGACACGAATATACCATCTTTAGATTCAGGCGGTACACCGGATACATCCCAGTTTGCGACGAGATTTGACTCTTCATTAAATTGACAAATAGCTAAGTTACGTATACCTACGTCTATGCTAAGTATCATTTACTTAAGGGAAATTTATTTCTTTATATACTATAAATGAAGAAAGTTAATCCAGTCGTATTGATCGTCCTCGTATTGCTAGTTGTAGCCCTCTTGTTACCAATGGGTACAAAGGAAGGATACAAGGAAATCGGTGATAGATTCAGAGAGATGCAAGAAGATCGAAAACGTAGACGCCAAAAAAGGGAGGCGGAGCGCGAACAAAGGAAGAGGGAGCGCCGGCGTAAAGATGCCGCTCGCGCTAGAGAAGGTCGATTTAAAGCTATGCGAGGAAATGAAAGCGAACCACGTGGTGCATCACTCAATTAATTTCTATATGTATCTTAAATGAAGATAGACAATAGGTTAAATACG